TATTTCTACGTTCATGATTGATAATATACTGAACTTCTTCTTCAAAGTTTTCAAACTTATGTGCTGGGTGCTTCAGTAGAAGTACATTGATATCCAGTTTAGCAACATAACCCTTTTGCATCAACTCTTCGGTACGAATGATTTTGTAGGAAGCACCAAACAATCCCTCTAGAACCCATTTATGAGTTTGTGTTCCATCAAGTGTTCCGGTAAAACCAAAACGATATTTTGCATCAGCAAGTTTAGACATTATAGATATTAATGACTTTGATTTAAACTGGTGTGCTTCGTCCCCGATAACTACATTAAATCTTTCAAAATATTTTCGGGGGAGTTTGTAAATAGACTGCCAGGTAGTAATAATAACTTGAGAATCCGTTTCTCTTTCCTTCCCCGCATAGATCTTGTGACAATATGAACCTACATCCCAACCATAGTCTGCAAAATCTTTATACATCTGTTCTACTAAGGAAGTCGTGGGAACAACTATCAGAGTATTTTGTCCTTTCTCAACGTAATATCTCACAATCGAATATATCATCAGAGACTTTCCAGAAGCAGTTGGGGATATCAGCAACTTTCTATTATGTTTTAAGGCGTCGTATACTCCCTCAACTTGGTAATCTCTCGGAGAATACTTACAAATAGCATTCATATAATCTTTTACACCTTCCTTTGAGATAAAGTTATTCGTCTCAAAAGGAAGACCATAATATTTACTATCTACAAACTCATAAGTATATCCATGATCATCACAAAACTTTGTAACCTTATCTAACAACCCAACATAAATCTCTCCGGTTTGGGTATTAAATAATCTTATCTTTCCGTCCCAGTATTTACTACGATACGAGGACATAAACTTTGCACCAGGAACCTCAAAGGTAAACTGGTCCGATAATTCGTAGTATACATGAGGTTCTGCCTTAACCTGTAAATACACTTCATTCTTTTTTGATATAATCAAATGAGACATAACTCATAGGTTCACCTACAAGTATTTAGTTCATGCTGTCAAACTGATGTTCTAAAATAAGTCTATAAAAATTATCTCTCATCGCAATTAAGTTCACTTGTTCTTGTGGTTCTCCTCCAGACCATTTTTGGACTGCTTGTCTAAGACCTTCATGAATAAGACGAATACCATGAATATTTAATTCAATATTATAATAGTATCCTTCTTCTTGGTGCATTAGTTGAATCCTGATTGGAATTTGTGCCAGTCTATTGCATTCTTAATTTGGAAAGTTCTATTCGAAACTGTCTTGATAATCTCTTCTAAGAACTTGAGCATCACATCATAATAACGAATTTTGAGATCAATAGTATTTAACTTCTCATCGGCATCCATATACCTCTGTAATGCCTCTTTATCTCTAACTTTGTATGGGAATGGTTCTTCGGCATAAACCTCTGCTGTTGCCTTTCCTGTGTAGTAGTTATATCTTTCTAATTTTATACGATTATAAGTTCCTCTTGCCTTCTCTCTTAAAAGAGTGATGGTATTGTATAAAGTATAATATTTTGAATGAAGTTGTGGAACTTTTAGTGATTCATCATGTAGGTTATCAGGGTCGATTTGAGAATCTTTTTCCCACATCTCCTGAATTTGATCAAGGTTCATAGAGGTGTTCTGTTATCAGCAGCTAATACATTATACACAGTATACTTGAAAGTGACCTCTGCTGTAAAGTAGTTGATATCCGTATCACTTGCCTCAAAATCTAAAGAGGTCAAATATATCGGAAATAAATCTATAAATTTTACAATAGCAACATCTCTAAAGTTACTATTTAAAATATGAAGACTTCCGTCACTAAATTGTTGTTTTAAATCTCTTACTCCATCAGCATCTGTTGTTAAATCTTTAAACTCTTGTGCCGTCTCTGGAAATCCTAAACCTGTCATCCAATTATGAATTGCCATATAGTTGACCATATTTTCGTCAACTAAAAATCTTAGAGAAAAATCTCCATAAGTAAGTTTTTCTCCAGGAATATCAACATCTTTGAGATATGATGGTTGAACTGCTGTCCCTAAACTTATATTGGGGATACTAGCAGAGTTTGAAAAAAAATCAACCTTTGGTTCTTTTGCTAATGTAAATTTAAAACCAACAGGAGATAAAAAATTTCTATTTCCTATCTGCTTATTAAATGTCATCGATATTGTTTTTATTTGTATTTAGATAAAAAAAGACCCCCCGAAGGAGGTCTGTGAGTGTGAATTCCCGTAGGAAAATATCACATAAGGTTTTGAACTTTGACTCTTCTGTAGTAACGGTTACTATTAGTCTTGAGTCTACCAAGACCCGTTCCATCAGAAGCACTACCTTCAGCGAAGGGGTTGGAAACAATGCCGTAACGAGTCTTGAATCCGATTTTAGGCTGGAAGGTGTTCTCACCAACTGCACGAACCATCTGAAGAGGAACGTAAGGGCAATAGAACAGTCCTGCGTCATAAGGTGAAGAACCTTTATAACCAGCAACGTAATACTGATCAGAAGAAACGTTTGCAGAATAAGGATCAATATAGACCTTATACTTACCAGCAAGTACACCTGCGAAGGTGTTGCCAGTGTCATCAACGTTCAGATTTGCATTGAGTGCAGGGGTGTAATCAAGTACACCAGCCATGGTCAGTGCGGAAGCAACGTCTGCGGAACACAGAATCATGTTGCCCTTTCCTCTACGAGTCTCTTGTGCGATTGCGTTAGCATCACGCTCGATTTGGAAAATAAGACCTTTGAACTTCTCAACACTCCAACGTCCATTAGAATCAACGTCAAGGTCGAAAGTACCGGAAGTAGCAACGTTTGCTCTAGCACCGGGTTTAGCAACCTTGTAGATGGTTCTGATGACTTCTCTGTTGATTTCCGCAAGGATTTCAGTGGAGAGAATGTTGGCAAGTTCTGCCTCGGCATTCAAACCATGAATAGCCTTGAGGTCTTGTGCCAGTTCCAGAGAATACTCTGCTTTCAGAGCACGGGACTTAGCAGTAACGGTGACTTTCTCAATCGAGAATGCCATCTCGTTGAAAGTTTGCTCATCTCCGAGGTTCTCGGACATCGATGTGTCCATGCCCTGACCAACGCCATAAGCACCTTGGGTTTGAGTAGTTGGACTCAGAAGACCTGGATTGGAAGGATTACTTCCAGCAGCTTGTAAACCAGTAATTCCTAAACCAACGTTTGCTTCCTGACCAGCAACATATGGAGAAGCACTTCCGATTCCACTGTTAGAGAATCCAGTATCTGCTTCGTCGAAGAGTGCTTCTGTACCAGACTGGTTGCTGAAGCGTGAACGCATTGCGAAGATTAGTCCAGTAGGACCATTCATCGGTTGAACACCTGCGAGGTCATATGCGACCAAGTTAGGCATTGCGCGTCTGATCAATGAGATCAGAACAGGATCGAAGTTATCGATACTGGATCCGGTTGAGTTGGTAGGAGCTTCAGAAAGGAATTCCTTTTCTTCTCTGATTGTTCTTTCTTGATTCTCCAGAAGAACTGCGGTAACCATTCTCTTATGAGCATCATTGATGCCTCCGAGACCCTCATGGTTGAGGATAGGTGCCCACTTCTCCTGAAGGTATTCAGCATTGAAACCTTGCATTTGAATTTACCTTGTTAAAAATTTTAGTTTGATTTATAATTAAAAAATCACTTTTTAGAAACTCTAGTCAGAGTATCGAGATATGATTCCATTAAACCAGTAACTGGTTGTGCAATGGATTCCGAACTCTCGGAAATATTCTCTGAGTTGTCTCTTTGAGCACCAGCATTTTCTGGGAAATATGAATTTCTCAGGGTTGCTAGTTTCTCACGATAGTTGTCTTCACTATCAAACTCAACATTTTCGGCAAGAGAAGCGAGTTTATCCTTCTGGGAAAGTGCTAGACCTTCGCAGACCTCGGAGAAGATTACGTCAGCAACCGACTCAGCTAATCTTTGATTAAGAGCAACATTAGATTTAATTTGCTCGTTGAGTTTATCTTCCATTTCATCTAATTTCTCTACCATTGCGGTAGTTACATCATATTTTTCTTCAGGGATTGTTACATAATGATCTTCAAAAAGACTTCTCATTCCAGTCAGGAATGATTCGGTCATTTCTGCCTTGAGACCTTGCTCAATTGCGAGTTGATTTTCAGAAATCCACTCTTCGGCAACATACTCAAGGTATGCGTCAACTCTACTAGTCAGTTCTTCCTTAATAACGGAAACTTCTTCTTCGAGAGTTGTTTCGTATTGTGCCTTCAGTTCTTCTTGAACTTCGGCAACTTTTGTTTTGATAGCAGTTTCAAAAATGGTGCGTGCTTTCTCTTGGAAGTCCTCGGAAAGTTCTTCACCGGCAAGCAGTGCTTCAACATCTTCTTCGATGTTATATTCTGCTTCTGGTGCTTGCTCTTCTTCGGATACAACTTCTTCATCAGAAGTTTCTTCCTCGGAGACTACATCTTCGGCCGATGCAGTGGTCTCTTCTTCTTCGACTACTTCACCCGCAACTTCCTCTTCTTCCTTCATACCACTAGGCATGGGTTCAGCAGGTTTTGCGCCCCTGTTCACAATGTCTTTGACAGTTGCGATTTTGGGTTCTGCGAGTTTAGCAGAGTTGTCGTCTACTCTATAGTTTTCTGGAGTCGGGCCACCGAGATCTTCGTAATTGCCAGTTTGACCAGGGGTCGAAACACCAGAAGCATTACTTCCGGATTTTGGCATTACCTCAGATGCAGCAGCTCCTTTCGTTACTACGTTTTCCATTTCTTGTAAATTGCTACCAACGGACATTTGATTGTATTAGATTTTTATACTAATATATTTATTTATAATTTAAAGATTTGATAAGAATTCGTTGAATAAGTCCAACTTATATTCTTCAAGAACTTTTTGGTCAACGAGAGTGTTAATTCTCTTCTGTGTTCTTTCTGCGAGTTGCTCACGAAGAATTCCTCCTTCCCAAATCCACTCTTTTCCTTCCATAATTCCTGATACAAATGCATCAGGTGCAGAAGGATCGGCAACGATATCAGCAGCGGTTGCTAACATAAAATCTTCACCAACAACTTTTAAACCACCACGGTCTTCTTTTAATGAACCAACACCACGAGAAGAAACTCCAAGCATCACACCTTCATCTAAAAGTGAAGATGCAATTTTACCCATAGGAGTATTAAGGATTTGTGCCTTACCTCTGAAATTACTACCCTCTTGAGTGAGTGAAGTAATCTTATGAGAAACACGATCAAGATTTACGGTAGGTCCATCAGGATGACCAAGTTCTCCAAGAGCACGTCCTTTTTGGACGAATGCTTCATTATATCTTTTTACTTCACGAGAAAGGGTCTCCATAGGATACATTCTTCCATTACGATTTTTGAGATTACCTTGCAGGAAAACTCCTTCAATATAAAGTTTCTTATTAGAACCCTTACCTTCGGTAATAATCTTTACGTTTGAAATTTCTTCTGTGATGAGTTTCATTTGTATTAACCTGTAAATCCTACTTTTGCACCTTTTACATCAGCACCACTAGCAAAGACAATATGACTTGCTACCTTCTCAAGGAATTCCGTAGTACTAGGAAGCATTGTAAAAGTGCCGACTCCTGTCCCTGTTCTAGATTCTTTAACGGTGATCACTCTAGCAGCAGCATTAGTATTTACTAATCTAACGACAGTAGCTTCAGTAAAACTTACACCTGCTCCTGCTGATACTGGCACTGCTACTTCGTCACTTTTTAATAAAGTTCTTGCCATTACTCTTCCCCTTCGGAATTAT